ATGTTTAAAACAATAACAATTTTATTATTAGCTTGTACTGATTGTGGATTGACTAAAATTACATACAACTATGATAGTCAGTATATTTATTGTGGTGATATGGCAGATAAAATAAGATTAGAAACAACTACATACAATGATGATGAAAATGGATGGTACACAAATAATGATATGTTGTTCGTAGGATTTCAATGTCACTAGACTATACAGAAATGTCACATTATCATAGTTTTATGCAATATTTTGGAGATAAACATAGTTTCCAAACATTTGATGATAAAGGCAAAAATAAGGCATTAATAAAACAAGTACATGGAACATTACAAGAACATTTTAAAACACTTGCTGAATTAAATTCAAAAGGTGCGGGAGTATTTTTTACTGTAAATGAAACAGACTTAAAAGGCAGAACTACTGAACACATTAAAAAAGTAAGAGCATTGTTTATTGATCTAGATGGCTCTCAATTACCAGACTTTAAACCATTGGGATTAATGCCACATTTAATTATCAATACAAGTAAAGGCAAATATCATTGTTATTGGTTAGTTAAAGATTGTCCGTTAGAAAGTTTTAGTTTATATCAACAAGCATTGGCCACAAGATTTAATTCAGACCCAAAAGTTAAAGATTTACCTAGAGTGATGAGGTTAGCGGGATTTTACCATAATAAATCTAAATCTTATCCTGTAAAAGTTTCAACTATGAACGGGGATGAGCCTTATTCAGTAGAAGATATTAAAAAACATTATGATCTTAAAAAACCAGAGGTAAGAAAATTTGATTATTCACCTAGTTTATACAAAGGGCAATATACGGGAACATTAAGATATGGCTCAAACGAAGGTGATAGACATGGACAGTTAGTTAAAATTTTAATCGCAATTAGATTGAGGGGTGAAGATTATGCTTACTTAAAAAATGAGGGATTACAATTTGGAAAACAATGCGACCCACAAGAAGACCCTAAAGAGATAATGTTTCAAGTAAATGACATATGGAAAAGGTATCAACCGAAAGTAAATAAATGAATGAATTAAGAGATTACCAAAACAAAGCAATTGAAGATATTAGATTTCATTTTAGAAGGGGTAAAAAAAGAGTTTTACTTGTAGCCCCAACGGGTAGCGGTAAAACTATTATAGCTTGTGAGATGATGTCTAAAACTAAAGAAAAATATGGTTTTAATTTATTTGTAGCACATAGACGAGAACTAATTATGCAAACAAGTAGAAAATTAGCAGAATTTAAAATGCCTCATGGAGTGTTGATGGCTCAAAAAAGTCCAAACGCAATGGCTAGTACGCAAGTTGCAAGTATTCAAACATTTAATGCAAGAATTGAGAGAGAGGATTTTATTAAACCTATTGCAACATTAATAATTTTAGATGAGGCTCACAGATCAATAAGTAATTCTTTTAAAAAATTAATTGACCAATATCCAGAGGCTTTTATTGTAGGATTAACAGCAACACCCATTAGAGCTGATGGTAAAGGATTGGGGGGTATCTATGATGAATTAGTAGAGTGTGGCTCTATTAGAAGTTTAACTAAACAAGGTTATCTAGTTAAGAATAGAATAATAGCCCCAAGTATTCCAGACTTACAAAGTATTAGAATTGTAGCGGGAGATTATGATAAGGGGCAGTTAAATCAAAAAATGAACAACCCTAAATTAGTTGGAGATATTGTAAGTCATTGGGTTAAACATGGAGAGAATAGACCAACAGTTGTTTTTGCGTCTTCAATCGCACATAGTAAATATATTTCTAATATCTTTAATCACAATGGAATACCAAGCGGTCATATTGATGGAGTAATGGATGAGATTGAGAGAGAACGACAATTACAAAGATTAAAAAATGATGAGATAAAAGTATTATGTAATTGTATGGTATTAACAGAAGGATGGGATGAGCCAAAAGTATCTTGTGTTATTCTTGCTAGGCCTACAAAATCTTATGGTATGTATTTGCAGATGATAGGAAGATCATTAAGGCCTTATCCGAATAAAGTTGATACCTTAATTATAGATCATAGCGGTGCAGTATATGAGCATGGATTTCCAGAGGATGTTCCTAAATGGACATTAAAAGATACAACTAAAAAAGAAAAAGAATTAAAGATAATAGAAAAAGTTGAAAAACAACCCTTAACTTGTACTCAATGCTTTTTTGTTTATAAGCCCGTAAAGGATGATAGCAGTTGCCCAAATTGTAGTCACCAACCTACCAAAAAAGAAAAATTATTATTAGTTAAAGAAGGTCGTCTAATAGAATTACCAAAGATCAAACCTAACCCACATGATAAAGAAAATTTTTATGCACAGTTAGCTTTTTATGCAAAACAAAAAGGATTTAAAGAAGGATGGGCAAGTTGGACATTTAAAAAAAAGTATGGACACTTTCCACATTCAAAAAGAGTTTTCCCCGTTGCAACGGGAAAGGATGTTATAAAATTTATTCAATATTGTAATATTCGTAATGCTAAATCAAAAAATATGAGGGAACTAAATGTCTGATGAAATACTAGAACAAAAAATAGAGAAATTGAGAGAAATAGGCGATAAACACGCAGATGCAAAGGCTACTTTGTCATTATTAGATAATAATAGGAAGATTTTATTAGCCACACTTATGAAGGAATTTATGATAAACTCTAATACAGGAAAATTAGATAGTGCAGTTGCCCAAGAACGAGAGGCTCGGGCAGATGATAGATATAAAAAACATATTGAGGCTTTAGCAATTGCAGTTAAGAACGAAGCAAAATGGAATTGGGAAAAGAAGATAGTAGAAATGAATTTTGAAACATGGAAAACTAAAATGATAAGTCAAATGAAAGAAAGAAAACAATATGGTGCGTAAAAAACCTAAAGAACTTGTCATGCACACATTTGATAGGTATGAGGTCTGGTGGTCAGACCATGTTAGCCATAGTTCATGGAAAACTATAACAGACGCAAAAAAAGATAAACCCGCAATAGCATTTACAGAGGGTTATCTATTACAAAAAACAAAAGACGCATATACTTTTTTTATGACTATTTCAGAAGATGAGATAGGTGAGGAGATGATTATTTGTACTAAAAATATTAAAAAAATTAAAAAGATAGGTACTAGAGATTTTTTAGTAAAAGAATTTGTTTATGACAATTACTAAAACCAAACACATGAAGGAACACATGAATAAGATGGCAGAGTTTGGGTGCTTGATATGTCATAAAATGGGATTTCCTAAATCACCCTGTCAATTACATCATATAAAAAATTTTAGAGGTATGGGAAAGAAATCTAGTAATTATGAAGTAATTGGATTATGTCCAGAACATCATACAGGAAAAACGGGCTATCATTATTCACCTAAAACATTTAATGAAAAATGGGGTAGCCAAAAAGAATTATTAAAAGAAAATTTAGAATTAGTAAATTGCTGTAATAAATGTAATTAATACTTATTCATTTATCTCTTATTTTTTTTAATTTTAAATTATATAATCTACTTAATTGTCTTTTAACATCACTAGGATATTCATAAGAACACATATTAAATTGATTATAATAATCTTCAATATCTTGCATTTTTTTATCTATTTGTTTTATTGTCATTTAATTTTTTTCTTAAAAGTTTTTTTAATACAAGTAAAAGAAGTTTCTGGCTTATGTTCATCTAACATATGTTTTGCAAGATTAACGCAATCTTTTAAAAATTCCTTTTTATTTATTCCCCAACCTTTAATTTGACGTGTTTGAGATTTATAAGTACCAATATAAAATTTAGGTTTAGTTTTTCTTTTTAGTTTTAGTTTTTCTTTAAGTTTAAATTGTAATACATTACTCATATTATCCTTTCTATTTATCTTTATTAGTTATTAAATGTTTTAAAATTGTAGTAGTAGGGTTAAAATCTTTAGAACACCCAATCAATAAAATACTTACAATAATAAACAATACTATTATAACTGTCTTGATTATTCTGGATATATATTTTTGTTTATAAGGCTTTCCAAAAATAATCATTGTTTAACTTCAATATTTATATGGTTATGGTCAAGTTCATTTGAAACCTCAACCCAATCAGCTTTTGCAATAGCCTCATCTTTAGAGTTAGCCTCAACCTCACACTCATAAGTGATTACTTGATAGCTTGTATCTGTTAATTTATATTTTGGCATTATTTTCTCCATCTTCATCTTCCTCTAAAGATTTTTCTACACAAGTATCATGTATGCAATAATCCTCTTTTAAATCACAACCTAAAACAATTGTCGCATAATCATAATCTAAATGTTCACCGCATACATTACATAAAAATTGTATTGTCATTATTTCCCCCTTTTTATTTGTAAATGTAAATTGACTAGATCGCTTTCCTTCTCAATAAAGCCTTTTTTAATCATTTGTTTGGCTAATTGGTTTTGTGTCAGTTCAGTAGTGCTGTTTTTACTTTTAAGATTGGCCAATACATCAACGAATTTATCTAATATACCATTAAGGCGATTTATATAAACAATCTCAATATTACCTTTTAATTCAACCTTAATTAAATCTAATCTAGTTATGGCATAATTAAGGTCTTTAATCTCATTATCTAAAGACTTTTTATTATCTTCAAACTTTTTAGCTTTGTTCATACTATGAAGTTCAAAGTGTTCTGGTGTTAGTTGTGTCATGTTATCCTCTCTTTGTTAGTTATTTATTTTATATCAGCTATTCTATTTTCAATAGCATAATAAAGTTCACTACCTTTTTCTGTGTTCCTAGTTCCACCATCATCATTGTCTGGGTCTGTTTCAACATACTCAACCGCAACATCATCATGCAAACTATCTATAAACATAAAATATATTTCATCTGCTATGATACTTACTTTTTCTCTACTCATAATTTTCTTTTGTTTAATTTTATAATCTTTAATTTTTTTTACTATTCCTTTTACATAATCGTCCATATTTACCTTTTTTGTTAGTTATAAATATTGCTATCAATATCTATTTTAGCTTTTTTGATTGTATCGTATTGTATTGAGCCAATCTCCCAAAATGGATCATTTTTAAACTCTTTGCATACAATATAATATGGTTTTTGATTTTTGTGATACATCTCACAAATCTCAAAATCTTTATAGTTTTCTATTGGCATATTATCCTTTCTATTAGTTGATTAATTATCTTTATGTATTGGTGGTAGGTCTTTTCCATCAATAATTTTTAATATTGCCTCTTTTATAAAATCGGTACTATTTTTTTTTCCATTTTTTCCATAAATATGGTGAAAATTAGACCAAAATATTAAAAAATAAGTAGAGATTATATGATCGCAATTTTTTGTATTAAATATTGTGTTATAGCCATCTATATAATCTTGTACATTTTTCCTTACATCTTCTTGAAGTTTAAAAAATAAATCATCTTTTTTAAATTCACTTGAAAGTTCTTTTTTCATATCTCCCTTTGATTTATTTTTATGTTCTTTTATTTCTTTAATTATTCCATTTAAGTAATTATCCATATATCCCCCTTTCCATTATTTTTAATGATTGACTTGCACAAGTACCACAAAAATAGTTCTCAATACTCATGCCTTTTAAATAATTTTTTTCAAAATTATCTATTGTTTTTTCTGATACATGATCTTCAATAATATCGTTTATATTTAAACACATATCTGTTTTATTACCTTTTTTTGCACATTTTATACAATCTATCATATTATCCTTTTTGTTATTGTTGAGTAAACCCACAAAACCAATTTTTGCCTCTAGTGTCTGGTCTGCTACAATATCTCTTAGCCTCATCTAAAGTTAGATTTTTTTCAAGTGTTTTTCTAGTTCCGCTTTTTCTAAATTTAATTATTTTGTATTTTACTGTCATTATATCCCTTTTAGTTATTGTTTAATATTGTAAAAACTTCCACCGCCATTTATATTATGAGCCAAACTTATAAATTCGTCCCAATATTTTTGTGCTTTTTTATATTTAAAATTATGATCTATAATTAAATCATCTGTAAGCATATCAGACACATATTTACAGGTGTCTTTATTGCCATAACCCCAATCATCACAATATTTTATATATCTTTTTATATTTTTTTCTTTAATTGGTAAGTATTTTATTGTCATTATATTCCCCTCTCTTTTAGTTGATCCTCAACCCAATTAAACCGCCCTCTCATATCCATTCTAGCAAGTCCAATAGGTATCGGTGTTTTAGCAAGTTTAACGAGGCAATCAAAGTATGACCGCCCCGTAATTGTTTCATTTTTAGTTTTTAAAACATAAACCCCCTTTGTTATTTTAAAAGCATATTTATTCATCAAACCCCGCAATCTGTTTCAAATCGTCTAGCATATCCCCGCTATCATCTAAATCGTCACGAGATAGCCCTAGATTATCTAAAAAATTATCTTCTTTTTGAGTTAATTCGTCTTTAGGCTCAATTGTTTTAGGCTCATTGACTTTAATTGATTGCTCTAACATTCTCATCTCCCTTATATTTTTGCATTAAATTAAACAAAAAACCTTCATCTAGTAAAAAATACTTTTTATCACTAAAGCCCTTTGTTTTTAACCAATCCCTCTCAAAGATTTTAACATATAATTTTTTATCTTTTAGAGTGATTTCATAACGATAATCAAGATCACCAAACTTGTCCCAATGTTTAGCAAGTCTAAAATCACCGCCACCCTTCTGCTTATTACTTGCAATAAATGACGCACTAAACTCACAAGCCTCAAAACGAGGCAACTGCCAAGCATAAGGCAAGGCATTGTTTAAAAATTCCATAGCCCCACTAGGATAATTATCCCAATGTTTAAAAACATGGTGCGTTTTTTCAGTATCATCTATAAATGTGTAAACGGCTCTAGTACCCATATTAAACCCCCCTTTGTGTTGTTAAGTTTTTATTAATAAATTCAATTTTTCTAATTCCAATACCATTTTTGTAAGGTATTACTTTGTACGGGATAGGGCTTTCTAATCCTACCTTGATTGCTTGTTTAATATATTCTATCCAATTCATATTCATATCCTTTGTATTAATTAACATAGGTTAAGTATTAAACTAGCATAAAACATATGTCAACAGTTAATTAAATTATATTTGTTCATGTATTGTTCTTTTTAAACCTTTAGGTTATAATATGCCTAATATGATTAGAAACCTTACAGACAAACAAAAATTGTTTATTGAATACTTTAGTTCAACGGGCAACGCTACGGCCTCATGTATCAAGGCGGGATATTCTAAAGCAACGGCGGAGCAACAAGGCTACGAACTTAAAAACAAACTACACACCGAGATTGAAACAGCAACAAAAAAGATATTAAGCGGATCAGTACCAATAGCGGTTGATGTATTAACAAAGTTAGTTAGTGACCCTAAAATCCCACCGAGTACCAGACTTCAAGCGGTGAACTCTTTACTTGATAGAACAGGCTACCAAACTACTACGAAGATTGAAGACGTGACACACAGAAAGACAGACCAAGAACTGCGGGCGGAATTAGATCACCTTGTTAATAGTCTGGCTATCAATAAGACAGACATCAACTAGACACATAGAGAGCAAGACACACAACACATAAGATAAGAGAGAAGACAACAAGCGAGAAGACCAGACAATAGGCTCAAATACCCTTTCGCACCCACACACACGCACACACGAGGGCAAACAGGCTTGATCTGGTACAATTCCCCCATGTTCCCTATGTAATAGGTGTGACAGCTCTACGTCACGCATAGAGAAGATCATCATTTCTTAAAAATAAAGAGGTTTTAACACCCCCCTACCCCCCAAACTTCACTTTGCCTATAATAATAATGCTTCCTTTCGCCCAGCGGGGAGTATTTGTTAATATTAACCAAAGTTAATAGGTTGAATAATGATAAAAAGTAAACTATGTAAGAGTATGCGTAAGTTTATACAAATAGTTAAACCGAATGCTTTGCTACACTTTCAAAAGGGTAACTATGTATATAGGTATGTACTGGTTGATAGATACGAAGTTACTAAAACAAATCATAATGGCTTTGA